CAAAGGTTGTGGGATTTATATTAATCCCAATCTTCAGCAGAGGATCCGTTGTATCCGCAGGCAAGGATCCATACGGGAGCATGTCAACTACGGAGAGCTGAGAAATCATACCCGGCCCGACTGTTATGCTCATCGAAGCCGGAGATGTAGGGCTACACGCTAGCCCATCCACGATGGGGCCGACGCCCAGTACAGCCTGGGCCAAATAACCTAGCGCAATCATCGCATTGCGATTGATCGAAAGCAGATCTGTGTCGAGCGGAATGCTCCCCGGATAAACTAGGTTTCGGTCCATATGGTCCCCTCAATATGTAACGAAGACGCTAAGTGCTTATTCGGGTCCAGGCGATGACCCCGACGGGCAGGACAGCGGTAATAGCTCTACAAATATCTGTATCTGTAACCTGACCCTGCATCATGGTCAGGCTCGCGTACTCCAGAGAGCCTTGACCATAACCCCCCCCGTCGCATTCCCATCCGGATACGAATCCAATTCCCACGCTTGCTGGCCGATAGGTAGTGACAAAGATTTGGAATGGCAAATTCAAGCTTCCCCAGCCGCCCGCGAGCTGGTAAGCGATGCCGCCGCCTGCTCCCATGATACTGCCATATCCACCCGTGTCTGAACAATTTGCAGGCTCGAACACTATGGGTGGACGGCCGGTTTGATCGACAAGTGAGGATACGATTGAGCGCCTCGTACCTCGTTCGCGGATCAACTCCAACTTGATCCGCGCTCGGTAAGCATCGTCGCTCTCAGCAATACGACGACTTATATCCGGTCCAAAATAATCAACCGCAATGAGATCTAACCAAGTACTGTTTGCGGTCGAAATACGAGCTTGGCTTATGGCATACTGCAATAGCCCATACACCCACACCCACGCCCACCCGAGCCCGTTAAGTAATGTGTCAAGAACGGGCGTATCATCTGGAAACCACCGCAGCGGCAAGACCTGCTTCAGACGAAACAGTAAATCCTGGGAATCACCCGTCATCTCAACTCACCACTACCGTGCCAATTTTGGCGACTCCGGAAAATTGCACGACAATATCCGATGGCTGTCCATTTAACAAAATTCCCGTTACGTTCTCGACATTTGCGCTTGATGTATAGGCGATCAACGCTATCATAGTCACTGGAAGCGGAGCGCCAACTGGAAGGGAATTTACGTAAGCTCCGATCGCGCTCACGATCGTAGGCGTAAGAAGAGTTACGTTTGTGCCGCCGGCAGGAGTAATGGCAAGTGAGACATTCACTAGCGTAACTACTGGGGCAAAAACGGAAAATGTGGATCCGACAGGCCGAACCGCTTCGACGGCCTCCTGGATCATGGACAAAAGCTGGCTGGAAGGATATCCAGACCCGTCATCGACGATAATCACGAAGTTCGCAAGCCGGAATGCTCCGGAGGGGCCCTGATTCTCCTGTATCGTATAGTTGAGCCCTTGCTGGACAGTGCTAACAGCATACCCAACCGCCGACAGCGTTGCTCGCGATAGACTTGCCATGAAACCTTGAAACCGAACCCTGAACGCAGAATCCGACTCTGCATTCACCCCGTTTACGAATGCGGCGGTGTTCAGCACCGCATCTATGCCGGACAACGCGGACGCTAGCATAGTTATTGACGCTGCCTGAACGTTGCCGCAGGTTCCGGAGGTCTGCGCCACAACCGGTATATCGAGACAGGCGACTCCTATTCCGATAATGTATCCGTTCTGTATCTGATTCCATCCGGGCGCGGTAGCATCGGCAGCGACCGAGAAAGTTTGGGTGCCGTCGATCGTTCGCACAAGCGTGCCTACCGGCACGAGTGCGGGTATGGTGGTACCGAACCGAGAAAACGTGACCATGCCCGATGCCGTGCTCGCTGGCAAACGTGTCAACGAGAAGTCTGCCATCCAGCTATCGAGATCGGGACCGTTACTCGTTGCCGCCCTCGTCATCTGGAGAACCTGCAGGATTAGCCATTGCATCCATAATCCAATTGACGCAGTCGCTTCCAGTATCGCTCGAAGCGTGGAACCAATCGTGAGGTCAAGAATCTGAGCCGATGCAGCCTGAACGGCCGCAGCCATGCCCTGAACCAGGCTAGTGAATGTCTGAAGTGGAAGCTGCATCGTCTATGCACTCAAAGTAAAAATCAGAGTCTGGGTTTCCCCAGATTCTGAATCAACATATAGGATATGGACATAAACGTCTCCCGACGCGCCCCCGGGGGCGAGCGTCACATCAATCGTCGGCTCTGGACTCTGGGCCACTGCGGTTTCCTTGAATATTTGGCTCCGAATCGCGGCACGAATTTGCGAAGTATTGGCCGGCCGGCCGATGAACCCAGCTAACCCGGCGCCGTAGGAGGGGTGCCAAATATAGTCGAGCAAGTTGGTAAGGAGACGGCGTAAGACCCGCTGCTGGCAGAGGATCGATCCTGTAGCGACTGCCAGGTCTCCGGTCGGTCCAAGCTTTAGGTCAAAACCCCACTGGTGGGCGATATCAGCCATGGTGTCCCCTAATCTGGTTGACTAGTGGGGAGCGTCGTGTCGCCTCGGGAGTCGATGTGCGTATGGGCATCATAGTGACCCCGCAGCCGTGATAACGCTCCCTGGCTATCGTACACGTCACCGTTCACGTGCAAATCACCGCCGATCTGGACTGTCCCATCGTTGAGCAACTTGACATATGAGCCTGATTGATGGACCAGCCACAATTCCCCGCTGGGAGCAGGCGGAGGGCACTGCCTACTCGAGAAGATCCGACCAACAATAACACCGTGTTCGGCGACTCCCTCCTGAGCCAGCACAAGAACTTGGTCTCCGGTTGCTGGAGGGCATACCATTCCCCAACCGGTGCCCACCCAAGGAGATAAGATGGGAAGCCACCCGCTCAGGACCCCTTCGGGCTGCACGGTCACCCGCGCTGTTCCCGTATTCGGATCAACCGAGGTGATGGTGCCAAATCGCGGTTGAGCCTGTGTCTGGATCAGAGCGTCCGCGTGCATTTTCAGGGCGTTTACCAGGTGCTCCATGTATCAGCTCGCCGTGCTGAGAGTAGAGTCTGTTCTTGGTGAACTGTTACTAGCCCGGACCCGCTGGACAAACCCAGTTCGCGGGGTGAACCTGCGTTCTATAGATTCCACGAAGTACAGTTGATCGAAATCCGTTTGCGTCCGATCCAAAAGGATGGTGCTGCGAGGTGTGAGCGCAAGTTCTCCGGGCATCGAAAACTCGATTACACGTTCGTGACGGGATAGCTCGGAAAGCCTTTGCCTCGCAAGCGCCAACGCTTTATCAGGCGTTAGATTCGGACGAATGAGGACGTACTGCTGCGTTAAGTTTGCGCCGCCACGCGTCGTACATGGCGAAGTCGGATTAATAGTGCTATTGACACTTTCGGTGAATGCCATTTGTTGGAGAGAATTCCAACTCTGAACCGTGATTCTAATATTGCGCGCAAGGGTAAGCGCGCGCTCCAACCTAATTTCGATCATATCAGACGGGCATAGCACTTGATCTATGCTCGAACCCTGTGCAACCGGCTGAAAACATAATTCTCTTCCATTCACGAAAACATCGTAATCCTCCTGTCGCGCCAGATATGCAAGCAGATCCCATTCAGTTCTTGCCCCGGAGAACCGGTCGAGTGTTATACTTTCGTGGTCGCTCTGGTAGAACCGGCCAACTGGAGTAGTCGTTTTTACCACACAAGGGACAAGGTTATGACGATTGGCGAAGATCGTAGCGATCTCGCTTGAAGTCCGATTTGAGAAGGCCTCTTGCGTTCGAGCCTCAATCAGTGCGGCGGCCAAATCTCTTCCGCTAATGTGTACGACACCGTTAACCGGGTCGATTGATACGTTGTCAACATACCCTTGTATAAGGTCTGTGAAACTTGTGCCGCCGTCGAGACCAAATTGAATGTCGATCAGAACGTCCGCCTCAGACGACCAGAAGTCTGAGTTTGCCCATTGGTCAGGGCCAAGCGCAATCACCGCGCTAAAGCGATCAGCACTAAAATGATTACTTGAATTAACATCTGCCTCATATGCACCGATCAAAATCTGGCCATTCGCAAGGACGCGGAGCCTGGGAGCCCGATACGACGACTG